TTTTGTCTTTTCGTATAATATTTTTTGATTTTTTATATTTACTTCTGTTGCTCTTAAACATAAGTCAGGTGCTTTACCTAACGGAATACTGATTTGTGCTGAGATCCCATAGTTCAAGTTATAGTTATCTTTTTCAAATCTTGGTGTCTCCTGCACATACTTAATAGCTCCAGTATCTTCATCATAAATATTCTGTCTTGTTATATATTCTTTGGGTCGATTGAATGACCACGCATCTGTTACATAAGGAGTAATCGTAAGACTCGGAGAAGAACAGACAATACCTTGTGACATACGAAACTGAGGAGTGCTTTGTGGAGCAATCATCGTTGCATTATTATTCACTGTACCTTGTGCATTTGAGCTAGGACTTGCAACTGTTGTATTAGCCAAAACCCTTGCAGGACAAAGGATTAAAGCTATTGCCCAAAGGTAGCTTCTACGGTTACGGTTGTTGTTGTATTTATGGTGCGATTTATAGTTGTTATTGTGTCTAATCCTGGAGAAATTATCGTTTCTTGTAGAGAAAATGGAGATCCTTCTGTTACTATCTGCCATCTAGGAACACTCTCCAAAGTAGGGCTGGTAAAAG